CTGCGTCAGAAATCTATAAGGCTCTTCCAGAAGCAACACCAGCTCAACGTTATGAACTTATCATGTCCAAGCTGACTCCTCGTGCTGCTTCTACTGGTCCAGGAGTTAGAGCTCTTCTTTGGGGAACTCGGTTTGAACCTATCGCAAAGCAGATATATTGTGAACTTCAATTTAATATTCAAATTTATGATACGACTTGCGTTCCTCATCCGACGGTACCATTTCTAGGCGCTTCTCCAGATGGGGTTATTGTAACCGATGATAAAACCGACTTCCGATTTGGTAAGCTTGTTGAATTCAAGTGTCCTATTTCTCGTGAGTTTACGGAACATACTCCTATTCCCGATGGATACTTTCATCAAATGCAGCTCCAGATGGAGTGTACTGGAATTGATGAATGTGACTATGTTGAAATGCAATTCAAGGAACTGAGCTATAGTGAATGGATTGATTCTACAGCTCCTTTCAAATCTTTCTTTGCGATTCACGAAGAGACTGGAGATGTTATCTATAAAGACTATCTAGACACTCGAGATGTTCCTACTTGGAGAAGAGTTGTGCTTGGAGAAAAGGGTATGGAGTATCGTATTATCTATTGGATGCTCAATAACTGGCGTTCAGTTACTGTGAAGAAAGACCAACAGTGGCTGACTCGGAATCTTCCTTCATTTGAGACGATTTGGAAGGAAATTCAGGAATATCGGTCGTCTGGGACGTTTCCTCAATCACCGAAAGAGAAAGCGACGTTGGTTTTATAACTGCCTCATCCGGATAATAACGGACCATCCAATCAAGTTCAGTACGAGCAGGATTCTCCGCATAGAATCCACCAGAACCATTGGTTACTTTGCTTAGAGTCTCAAAGTACTCCTCATACATAAGAGCAACTCGCTGAATGCTAAAGTTATTCATAGCCCAATCACGACAAGCCTTGCGAGAGATCTTATCAATATTTTTAGCTGCCCAAACAAACTGTTCCATGGTGCGGCAACGGTAACCCGTTACTCCATGAAGGTTGTTCTCAGCAAACGCTCCCCAGTCAGTAGTAATAATCGGAGTTCCACAGAACATAGCCTCAACACTGACTCCGCCAAAAGGCTCATTATAATGAGTCGGAACAAAAACGGCCTTAGCATTTTTCATAAGCTCATTTCTCTGCTTGGGCTCCACATATCCAATGATTTCTACATTCGAAGGAATATCGGAACCAACGATATCACAAAGATTTCCCTGTCCTGCGATCAGGAGTTTCTTATTAAGGCGCTTCGCAACATCTACTGCGATTCCAACACCCTTAGACCCAATAATGCGACCAATAAAGAGGAAGTAATCCTGAGGCTTATCATTGAACTCAAAGTCCTCCGGATCAAAATAATTAGGGATTACAGCATCATACCAATGAGGAGAGCGCTTGTAGATCCCATAGATCTGGTTCATAACAGAGTATGATTCGTAGATATTCTGAGAACAGCAGGGCTCATTCGTGCAACCAATACCAGGCTCTACAGGAATACATTCGGGGTGTGCCTGGAAAATCGGGCGATGAGCATATCCCCAAAAGCAGAGAATGAAGTCACCAGGTTGCTTTCGCTTTCCAACTTCAACGATAGCTCTCTTGTTAAAGATCTGGTGAGCGTGATCGGCAGTATTGTGTTGGAAGAAGTTCTTTCGCCAATCATAATCACCATATGCTATCTTGAGATCCTCATCAAATGTTACAGGGACGTGTTCAGTACAAATAACCTCAGAATCCTTGTGACCATAATGGTATACGGTGTGACCGCGCTCAGTCATCATCTTACACCACTTCAAAACTTTCATAGTAAATGCGCATGCTGAATAGTCCTTACGTGTTACAGTATGTGGCAGTGATAGAGCGTGAAATCTCATTTACTAGTACCATACTAACACTATCTAAATATGTATAACCGAGATTTTCATAAATCAATTGAGAATGACGAGTATCCTCAGGCTGTTAGGGTTGGAGAGTATATTTCAACATTCTTAAAACCATCTTCATTTCTAGATTTCGGGTGTTCAACTGGACTATACTTGAGAGAGGTTCAAATAAAAATGCCACACATACATGCGGTTGGGTTTGAATTTTCAAAGGAAGCAGTTGACTCTGCTCTATGTAATTACGTCCTTCAAGCCGACTTAACTAACCCTGTTGAAATTGAGAGAATCCCAAATACACTTGGTCTTTGTCTAGAAGTTCTTGAACACATCGAAGATAAGTATTGGAGACAGGTTCTAGAAAATATGACCAGATCATGTGATAAGATTATATTCTCAGCGGCTGTTCCTGGACAGGGTGGTACTGGACATATCAACTGCCGTCCAAAGATTGATTGGATTAAACGGTTTCATGAATTAGGATGGGTAGTTGATCTTGATGCTAGCAGGCATCTAATTAATTATATGCAACAGGGGTATCATATGGGATGGTTTTCAAATAATGCAATGGTACTTATTCCATATAAGAGCGATACATGTTGACTCTGAAAGGAGTTTCAACTCCGGGAATGGGTCCGGGAGCAGCACGAGACGGCTCAAAGTGGTTTGTCTTTTCTGAACATTTCCCTGATCTAAAAACTCAGGAACAAACGATTCAACCGCGCGTCTAGTGATAACATACCATACAGCTGCCAAAGCAAGGACTAGAAAAATCCAGTTCTTCATTTACTGTATGCTGTGAAAAATGGAATAACGTTTTCATATGCCAGGTATAACACAAGAATGGAGGAACGTTCTCTACAGACGCTAAAGGTTATCCTAAATGCCCGTGGTATTAAGGCAGAGAGTTTTGATCCTGTTAGTGGGGCTATGAATGAAACGAGAATGTATACTTTTGGAGGAATCCTTATCATCTTCAGTGAGAAGACTCGTGTTACTTCATCTGAGTTCAACAACTTTATCACATTTGCTTCTGAGAACAACTTTGTATCTGGAATTATTATTGTGACTCCTACTAAACCATCTGAGTCAATTCTACAATTGGTTCGTGACTATATTTCTGACGAGAAGAACCCTCTTCTACAAATCTTCTATCAGTCACATCTCAACTTTGATATCTCAAAACACCGTAAGGTTCCTGCGCATCGTATCATAATGAATGAAGAGCTTCCTGATATTTTAAAGCAGTGGAATGTACCATCTCCTGCTTCATTCCCCAAAATTGATTCGCAGGACGCGATGGCAAAGTGGATTGGAGCTCGTCCGGGCAATATTATTGAAATCAAAGGACTTTGTGTAACTTCTGCTGAGAACACTCGTTATCGTTATTGCGTGGCAAATGTTACTGATGTTTAGAATAAATGGATAGTCAGTTTAATACTCTTATTCGAAGTTATCATGATAATTTTTTACAGTATAAGCTGACTGGAAATTCTGGTTATGAGAACTCCTACAAGAGCGCTCAGCAGGGAATAGAGGCTATACTATCAGGCCTTCGTTCAGAAGTACAGGGTCAAGATTCGGAGATATCTTCGTTCTACAGCGATGATGTAGAGGGAAGACTCCGTGAACTGAAATCAGACACTAGAACCGCACAGGCTTCTCTAGTAAGTGATAAAGATAGTTTAGAAACGGCTCAGATTCGTGGAGTTGGTGCCGAACATCAATCTCTAAGTAGTCGGTATATCGCACTTGGAGTTCTTGGTGCTATTGCGATCGGGTTATCGATGATGTAGCCCGGCTAACAGCGTCCCCGATAGTAGTGACGAAAGGACTTCTCAATACAAGCAAGGCAACAATTAATGTAAGGACAACAAGTGCAATTAAATATACATTAAACATTGTGCGAGTCTCAGTTAGCTTTTTCTGATTATCAGCCTGAATTATCTTCAGAGTCTGCAGTCTATCTTTTCCTTCTTGAATTTCATGATACTGCTTCTGATATTCAATAAGGTCATTCGTCAGCTGTTCTAAAGTTTTAGGATCAAACCCAGGAGTTTTCTTATTTAAATCCGAAATAATACCCCTAAGTTCATTTGATAATTCTGCGTTTATTCCAAGAACTTCAGACACTAATTGCTGTTGCTTTTCAGGGTCTTGTTCCTGTATAGCTGCAAGAAGTGTTGATGAATACTGTGATTTCAGAGAGTTATAGCTTTCACGAAACTCGTCTAGTCTTGAATTTCGTGAATCTCGGAACTCCTTGATTTCCATTACATTTTGTCAAGATAGAATAAATGCCGGTTGTCTCATTAACTATCAAGAACGGGCGTCAGAAAGGTCCTGCTACGGATTACTCCATGCTTCTGGAGATGAAGCGTCGTTACAATGGCGCCCAGAATGGTCAGATCTGGAAGTCTCCTGCTGGTCGCCAGGATCGTAAGCCGTTTATCGCTGAGGGGCAAAGACAGAGTGGTAATAGCCCGAACGGTGGTACTCAGGCGGTTGAGTATTACATCATTCGTGGGATTCGCCTGAATTTACTCAAGTTCTAAATATACCTAGCAATAGAATAATGGACTTTCAGA